CAACAACAAAGATTAGAAGCACTTTATGAAGATATGGGTCATGTATTACAAAGATACTTTGAAATAGCAGATTTATCCGAAGAAGTTATGAAACAAAGATTGGGATTACAAGAATGTAAAACTTGCAATGGCAAATAAACAACAATTAAACGAATTTTCTTTAATAACCATACTGGGTGGTATAGCATTGTTTGCATTCTTCAGTATGTTATTTGGAAGACTTGCAGATAATGTTGATGCTTATTATCATGGTAGAAGTGTAGAAATACAAAGAGCTTTAAAAAAAATATTAAAAGCTTTATATAAAAATAATACATTTTTAGCAAGAATAGATGACGATGCGGAAAGAATGGGAGTTGGTGGTGGATTGATATCTGCAATCATGGGATACCCTGAATTAAAATCGGAATTAAATTCTTACAAAAATGATAAAACTATTAATTTCGAAGAACTTAAAAATGAATTAAGTAAAGTTTTAACAAAAGGAATATTTGAAGAAGCACAAGATAGAGGATTAATAGTTAATTTCGAAAAACAAATCAAAAATACAAAATGGAGCAATTAGCATCATTATTATTACATAGTAGAACACAGGCTCATTCGTTTCATTTAGGACAAAGAGGTGTTGGTTCATTATCTGCACATTTAGCATTGGGAGAATACTATGATTCAATTGGTGGTATCGTTGATGGATTGGTGGAAGCATATCAAGGACAATATGGTTTGATTAAATTACAACCTGTTAGTGGTTTAGATACAAACAATGATTTAAAAAATGTAATTGCATATTTTGATAAATTGATTGCAGCGGTTGCAAAATTAAGAAAAGACGAAAAATTACAAATGAGTTGGTTACAAAACGACATAGATACAGTTGTAACTTTATTATACTCTACAAAATATAAATTAGTTAATTTACAATAATATGAAATTAATAAATCTTATACCATTAAAAGAAGAAGCTGTTAAGATAAGAGCTGGATTTAGGAAAGTGTCATCCGAATATATAGATGCAATAAGAAAATATGAAGGATTAACAACTCGTCAAAAAATGATGAGTAAATCATACTTTGATGAACAAGATGAAGATAGAAAAAATGAATATCTCTATCAATTAAAAAAACATCAAGAAGATATCAAAGATGCAAAGGATGATTTAAACAAAGTAGAGAAAGACTACGAAAGAGAATTAAAAAAACAATTGGAATATCAAAAACCATATTAATAGGTTATGTTAGTAGTTAGTGTTAAGGGTGGAAATATAGAGTGGGCAATAAAAGATTACAAGAAGAGAGTTCAGTCCATAAAACAAATAGAAGAACTTAGAGAAAGGAAGAACTTTATTAAACCTTCCAAAAGAAAGAGGTTACAAAAAGAAGAAACTATAAGAAAAAACAAACTATTTTAGTAGTTTTCTTTAGTTTTCTAAAAATTTTAGATATATATTATCAAATATCTCATTTTTTATTATGAGATTACAAGACATCGTTGATTAATGAATACCCTTCTCTATAAGGTGTGACCGAACAATCAACATAATTACATTGGAGTTCCCTACAAGAATAACTTCACAACAAAATTTAAGGAAAAACAAGATGGCAAATTCAAAATTATTGAAAGAAGCAATCGCTGATGCCAAAGCCGTTAAAGAAACCGCTTTAGCAAACGCAAAGTTAGCTTTGGAAGAGGCATTTACTCCAAGACTTCAATCTATCTTATCTCAAAAGATGAGAGCAGAAGCAGAAGTTGAAGATATGGAAGCTGACAAAGTTGACGAAGAATTAAGTTCAACAGGTATCGGGTCTAAAGTAGACGCTGGATACGCTGAGACTCCAGGTGCAAACCCAACTTTAGATGCACATACTGATTTATCAGTTGGTGTAAAGAAAGATAGTGGTAAACCTGAACAAGCTGGTACTGACTATAAGAAAGTAGCAGACATTTCTGAAGAAGAAAATCCATTTGCTGATGATGCTATGGCTGGTGATGACAAAGATGCAGAAATTGCAGAATTGAAAGCTAGATTAGCAGAATTGGAAGGAGAAGATTCTGAAGAAGAAGAAAATCCATTTGCAAAAGCAGAAGGTGAAGATGAAATGGGCATGGATGACATGGGCATGGATTCTGAAATGGGTGACGATTCAATGGACATGGGTTCTGATGACGAAGAGTCTGAAGATGATATGGACTTAGAAGCAATCATCAGAGAATTGGAAGCTCAATTAGGTGATGACGAATCTGAAGAAGGTTCTGAAGAATCAATGTATGAAGCTGAAGAAGAAGATGAAAAAGAAGCTAAAAATGAAGCTGAAGAAGATGACAAAGAAAAAGAAGCTAAAAATGAAGCTGAAGAAGATGACAAAAAAGACGATGTAATCGACTTAGAAGAAATCTTAAGAGAAATGGAAGCTGATATGAAAGGTGATGACAAAGAAAAAGTTGACGAAGCTGAAGAAGAAGAAAAAGAAAAAGAACTTAACGAAGCTTACAAAACTATCAGGTCTTTACAAAAAACTATCAACGAAGTAAACTTATTGAACGCTAAGTTATTATTCGCAAACAAATTATTCAGAGCACACAACATGACTAACGAACAAAAAGTTAAAGTGATTGAAACTTTGGATAGAACAAACTCAGTTAGAGAAGTGAAATTGGTATACTCTACATTAGCAGAGAATTTCAAATACACATCTAACAAATCTACTAAAAAATCTATTTCTGAAGGAATCGCTAGCAAAGTAACAAAATCTACTAAGCCAGCTGTATCTAAGCAAGTAATTGCTGAATCTACAAATTTCTCTGACAGATTTAAGAAATTAGCAGGTATTATTAAATAATTAAACAAAACAAATAAATTCATTTAAAATGGACTTAAAAAAATTAATGACTGGCGCAAACCCTCAAACTCTTATGTTAGAGCAAACAAGAGGTTTGAAAGCTAAGTGGGAAAAAACAGGCTTGTTAGAAAACGCAGGTACTGAAACAGCAAAGCATGGTATGGCAGTAATGTTAGAAAACCAAGCAAAACAATTATTAGACGAAGCTACAAGAACAGGTACATCTGCAGGTTCTGAAGAGTGGGCTGGTGTGGCATTACCATTGGTAAGAAGAGTTTTCGGAAGCATCGCTTCTAAAGAATTCGTTTCTGTACAACCAATGAACTTACCATCAGGTCTTATCTTCTACATGGACTTCAAATATGGTACTGCAACAGCAGGTAATCCAGATTTCTCTGGTTCTTCATTATTCGGTAATGGTGGTGAGTTTGGTAAAGATTCTTTATCTCCAGCAGGTAACAAATTAGGTTCTACTCAAACTACAACTGGTGGTTTATATGGTGCAGGACGTTTTGGTTATACAATCAACAACGCAACTGCAGCAATCACTTCAACTTTTGCTTCTGCATCTTTAGGAGATATTGATTATGATTTTTCAAACGCAACAGTTTCTGCATCTTATGCAGCTAACACTTTGAAGAAAATTATAGTTCCATTACCATCTGATGCTGATTTTAATGGTGTAAGAGCTTTCGAACCAACTTCATTGACTGGTTCTGTAACTTTCTACCCACAATATACAACTAAGAATGGTTCTAATGTTGAATTTGTTGCAACTGCAACTGGTTTAACAAACTTAGCAACTATTGGTGTATCTTTAGCTTACCACGTACAACCAACCGATATCACAAGAGGTGACTTTGAAGATAGAGGTTCTAACTTAGCAATCCCAGAAATCGAATTAGAATTGAAATCTGAGCCGATTGTAGCTAAGACAAGAAAATTAAAAGCAATTTGGACTCCTGAATTAGCTCAAGATTTAAACGCTTACCATAGTGTAGACGCTGAAGCTGAGTTAACTCAAATGTTGTCTGAGTACATCTCTTTAGAAATCGACTTAGAAATCTTAGAAATGTTACAATCAAATGCTTTCACAACTGAGTATTGGTCTTCTAGAGTAGGATATGACTGGACTGGAAACGGTTTCGCAATCGATTCTTCTGCAGCTGCAGCTTCTGCTTACACAAAGAGTACTTGGTACCAAACTTTAGGTATTAAATTACAAAAAGTTTCTAACAAGATTCATCAATTAACTATGAGAGGTGGTGCAAACTTTATCGTTGTATCTCCAAACGTAGCTACAATTTTAGAATCAATGAACGGATTCAATGCAAATCCTGGTAAGGACGCATTGACTTTCGCAGCAGGTGTTACTAATATCGGTTCTATCTCTAATAGATACGATGTTTACAAAAACCCTTATATGACTGAGAACGTATTATTAATGGGCTTCAAAGGTTCTAACTTCTTCGAAACAGGAGCAGTTTACGCACCATATGTACCATTGATTATGACTCCATTAGTTTATGACCCAACTAACTTCACTCCAAGAAGAGGTGTTATGACTAGATATGCTAAGAAAATCGTTAGACCTGAGTTCTACGGTAAAGTTATCATTGATGGTTTAGACACTCTTTAATCTTTGAGTAGATTAGATAAGTAGTAGACTTACAATAAAGAAAAAGGGAGAGTAGAAATACTTTCCCTTTTTTTATTTATATAATTCATATTTATAGTAGTAAAACTATAAATTTTAAATAATGTCTGTAAACACATATTGGTCTGGGTCATCAGCATCAGAATTTTCATCATCAGTAGCATTATCAATCGCAACTCCATTTGGGATATATGATGGAGATACAGAGTTTAGATTGGATGCACCTAAAACAGCAGTTTGGGTGGCAAAGCGATTGGGTTACCCTATTGTTAATATTGAATTAGATAATCAACAAATTTGGGCATGTTTTGAAGAATCTGTTTCGGAATATTCAGCACAAGTCAATCAATTCAATCTTAGAAACAATTTAGATATTCTTAGAGGACAACCTAAAGGTAAAGTTGCAAACTACTCACAAACACTTGTAGATGGTTCATTCTTACCAACAACGGTTCGTATGTCTCAACAATATGGAACACTTGCGGGTGTAGGTGGTAATACTGCAATTAAAAAGGGATATGTTAATTTAACGGGTTCAGTTCAAATATATAATTTAATGTCCGGAGCCGTTGATGTTGAGACTGGTAGAAACTTCTCACAAATATTTAGTGGTAGTTCTACAATAGATGTAACAAGAGTATATCATGAAGCAATTCCTGCAATTACAAGATTCTTTGACCCATATTCAGTTGGTGCACAGGGAACTCTAAATTTAATTAGTGAGTTGGGGTTTGGTAATTACTCACCAGCAGCACAATTCTTAATGATGCCTCTTTATGAAGATGTATTGAGAATGCAACAAATTGAATTCAATGACCACATTAGAAAGTCTGCACATAGTTTTAATATTGTAGATAATAAATTAGAAATATTTCCTGTCCCAACAGACGACACGGTTAAGAAAGTATATTTTGAATATATCAGTAGAGATGAATTTGAACATGATTCACAAACGATTCAAGCCGATTCACTTTCCGATTATTCCGATATTCCATATGATTTTATTCAATACTCAAATATAAATGAAGTTGGTAAACAATGGATTAGAAAATATACTCTTGCACTTACAAAAGAATTATTAGGTGCAATCAGAGAAAAATACAATTCAATTCCAATTCCAGATGGTGAGGTGACTTTGGATGGTGGAGCATTGAGAGCAGAAGCACAAGTTGAAAAGGATGCACTTATTACACAATTGAGAGAGAATTTAGAGGAGATGAGTAGAATAAAGGTGATGGAAAATAAAGCACATGAATCGACTCATCAACAAGAGATGTTAAGAAAAGTTCCACTTAAAATATATGTAGGATAATATGCCAAAGTTTATGTTAGATAGAGACTTGCAACTCTTCAGAAGTTTTGCAAGAGAATTGGTAGATACCGTAATTGAAAATACTTGTGTATTATTTAAAGTAAATTTAAATGAAACCAAAGTAAACATATATGGTGAAGCTATGAATAAAACTTGGTATCCCGGTGTTGAATTATTTGTTCTAATAGATAAAGAACCTGAAAATGTTCAATACGAAGGATTTGGTCCCGATAATACACAAAATATAACTTTCAAATTTGATAGATTATTATGTGAAGAAAGAAACATATATCCTGAAATTGGTGATGTTATATATTTTGACAATTCTTACTATGAAATAGATAATACAAATGAAGTTCAATTTGTAGGTGGTTTGCCTGGTCAAAATAGTGATAGAAACTGGAGTATTGTATGTTCTACATTTATGGTATCTAAGTCTAATTTAAACATTGAAGAAAGAATAAAATAATATGTCTACAAATCCACTAAGACAAAACAAAAATAGAGCAAACGAAATTAAATCTACAAAAGGAGATTTAAAACAAAGTATTTCTTTGTTTGATATTGACTATGCTATGATGTCATATTTGGAAGATACTGCATTACCAACTTTGGATGATAATGGAACTACATTAAAAATTCCTGTGGTATATGGTAACTCCGAAAGATGGAATGGTTCTCGTAGAGAAGGTGTGTTTAGAGATTCAAAGGGTAAAATACAATTACCTATAATGATGATACGAAGAACATCTATTACAAAAGATGATACTATGCCAATGTTAAATCGACATGTATCATATCAAGGTATAACAAAATACTCAAAAGATAATAGATATGATAGGTTTTCTGCATTGGGTGGAAACATTAAACCAAAATATGAAATATACAAAATTCAAATGCCAGAATATGTGGAATTGAATTATGATTGTATGGTTTGGACAAATTATACTGAACAACTAAATGCGGTAATAGAACAATTACAATATACATCATCATATTGGGGTGACAAAGAAAAGTTTAAATTTAGAACTAGTTTAAGTGAATTTAATGTTATAAATGAAGTTGGTGAAGGAACCGAAAGAATAAACAGAATTGAATTTAGTTTGTCAGTTAAAGCATATTTACTTCCTGAAAAATTTGATGGTGAAAATACAATCAAAAAATCAATTTCTACAAAAAGAGTAGTTGTTGCAACCGAAGTAGATGTAACCGGCAATGGTAGATTAGAAGGAATGTTAACAACACCATCGGCATATTATGATAACAAAGACTTAATTGATTTTTTATCTTTAAATAATAGTAAAGTGGTAGATGGTGGAATTAATACCGCAACATTCACAGGGATAAAATTAATACAGGCACCTGCACAATTAGCCGAAGTAATTACTTCAGGATTGACTTACGATGGAAAATCTTATGATGTTAAATTATATATAAATGGTGTTAGATATTATCAAACATCATCACACTTTACAGTAACATCGTATACAAACAATATATTAACATTAGCATTGTCTCCTGGATTTTCAGTAGATAGTGGTGATGAAATTACTATTACAGGTAAATTTATTGATATTGTATAATGAAAAGAAGTTTATTAGATATTACACAAAAAATCAGTAGAAAACCTGGTAAAACTAATTTAATTCCAAAAGATTTGAATAATTCTACTTATTCAATTTGGGAAGCTACAGGTTGGAGATTTGTGGATATATTAAGGGAAATCCAATATAGAACTACACAAGATAGATTGAAGATTTACATTAACACACAAAGTATAAGTGCAAAAGACTATGTAGTTGAAGAGGGTGGGAGTGGTTTATTAATTAAATTTATAAAAAATAATTTTCAATTTAATTTGGAAGATGATGATTATATTCAAATTGAAGGAGATATAGAACAATATGCTTAACAGATTTAATTCAAATACAAGAAAATTAAATAGAGTAATCAAACAAATTAATTTAAATAATTTGAGTGGGTCTGGTTATTTGGACAATCTAATAGATGATTATAAAATACAAATAAATTTATCGGCATCATTGGATGGTAGAGGGACAATATTAAATCCATTGTCAGAAATGGAAACTGGTTCTGCAGGGCAGGATGGATATTCAAATTTACCAAATGAATTAAGTGAATCAATTGCATATACTTACACCTCATCATTGGATGTAAGAATACCTACTAAATTTGGTAGTAGAACAAAATCAAATTCAAACCCAATTAAATTAGTAAATAACAAAACAAAAATATCGGATTTTTATCAAGAGATATTAGAAAATAGTGCAAGATATAATCAAAGAATGATTGATGAATTTGACAATAATACAAATACATTAACAATACATAGTGCCAGTTTAGATTATGGAACCGAAGGAGCATCACCTAATAATTTTGAAGTGTTGGTTTATGGTTTACATATTCCAGGAAATTATAAAATTGAAGAAGTTGGAAATAATGTAGTAATAACTTTAAGTGAATATTATATAGATTACGATAATGTAACTGTAAATGATATTTATGTTATGGGAAAATTTAAATAAAAAAATATAAACAATATGGGAATATATTTTACAAACGGAATGAGTATAACACCAAATGTAGTATCCAATGTAGGAATAGCTACAACAAATTTAGTATTACATTACGACCCTTCTAATGTATCATCTTATAATGGGAGTGGAACAACTATTAACGATTTAAGTGGTAATGGTAGACATGGAACAATGAGTAATATTTCACACACATCACCATACTTTACATACAATGGTTCTTCATCACAAATTTCAGTTGCAGATAATGCACTATTAGAACCTGGAAGTGGTGATTGGACAATAGAAGTTTGGGTAAATCAGGCAGTAGCAGGTAACGATGTAGTTCTTGGTAAATTTAACGCAGGTGGATTAACAACAAATGTGGGTTATAGTATTAGAACTACGGGTTCAACATTTTACGGACAATATGGTTCGGGTGGGGGTTCTGGTGCAACTCTATTCGTTAATAGTACAAATTATTCTAAAACTATCAATACTTGGCATCAATTAGTTTATGTGTTTACCAATGTTGCAGCTAACACATTCCAAACATTTGTTAATGGTAGTAGTATTGGTACTGTAAACCATAGTTTGGCAAGTATATTAAATACATCCACAAACTTATACATTGGTTCATACAATGGTGGTGAATACCCACAATGGTTTGATGGTAAAATTGGAATAACTAGATTATACAATAGAGCATTGACATCAACCGAAGTTTTGAATAACTATAATGTAGATAAATCTAAATACGGATTATAATAATAAAAAATATAAATAAAATGGGAATATATTTTACAAACGGATTTAGTATAACACCAAATAATACTAACAACAATAACACTCCAACACAATTATTAACCAATTCTGACTTTAGTTCCGGAACAACGGGATGGACAGCAAGTGGTGGATTTGGAACATGGTCTTTCACTTCATCAAATCAAGCTGCAGTTTTAAATGGAGTATTGTACTTCACATATATAAGTAGAACAGTCAGTCAATCTGTAAATGTTAGTAGTTATGTTTCTACTGCAAATTCTTTTACTGGAATTGTTAATATTAAACGTGAGGTAAATGGGCCAAATAATAATGATACTTATAATTTTACCTTATTATTTAAAAACTCCGGTGGAACAACCATTGTAACAAAAACAACAGGTTCAAGTATTGCTCCTTTGAACTATACCGATGTAACATTGACTTTAAATAGAAGTGAAATTCCTGCAACATTTGATACAATAACATCCGTAGAAGTTCAAATAACAGGACAAGATGCAGGAAACTGGAATGGTAATCACGGCCCATGGGTTGATTATGTACAACTAAATGTATCTTAATTTAAAATACGGATTATAATAATAAAGGATATTTATAGGATATGGCAAACTTAATAAGATTAAAACAAATAGAGAGTGGTTCTGCACTACAAACATCTGCACAAATCGGAACAGACATAAGTGGTTCAGTTATTAGTATCATTAGTTCATCTTTGAGTGGAGCGTTATCTGTACTTGCAACCGATGTAGAAGTTGCAGCAATAAGTGCATCAATCGCTGCAAGTATTGGTATAGTAGCAACTGGTGTGGGACTTGTAACAACCTCATCTTTCCATGCTTACACTGCATCTTTAGGAGATACATTCGCAACAGACCAAGAAGTTTATCTTACTGCATCTGCTATTATTGACCAGGGTGAGTTTTAATAATAAAAACTCATATTTATAAACAATATTACGACAATATAGATGGCTCAATTAATACAACATAAAAGAGGTAGGTTAGAAAGGTTATCGACAATTACAGGTTCTTTACAAAAAGGAGAAATATTAATTGTAACTGGTTCGTCAAATATAACCTCTTCAAATGGTTCAGCTATTCTATTTGCAGCAACTGAAAGTGGTTCGGTTCAAGCTACCAATAGATTTATAATAGGTAGTTCGGCACCAAATGTATTTCCTGCATCGACTTATGGTGGTTTAGTAAATGGAGTTCCTTATTACGATAGTGGTAGTGGAACTTTATATTTGTTAGGTAGTGATGGCAATACTGCAATCAACTTAACAGGTAACATCAGTACATTTAGTGCATCAGTAGCTACATCATTTAGTGCGAGTAATGCAAGTATAGCAAGTATAACGGGAGATTTTAGTTCGTCAGTTGCAACTTCATTTAGTGCAAGTAATGCATCACAAATTGCATTAAGTTCGTCAGTAGCAACTTCATTTAGTGCAAGTAATGCATCACAAATTGCATTAAGTTCGTCAGTAGCAACTTCATTTAGTTCAAGTCAAGCTGCCGAAACGATATTAAGTTCATCAATTGCAACATCAATATCTGCAAGTAATGCAAGTATAACAACATTGAGCTCTTCGATATCTGCATCTATTATTGAAATTGTAAGTGCATCATTGAGTAGCTCATTATCAGTAATAGCAACCGATTTTGAAATAGCAATAGTTAGTGCATCGTTATCAGCATCACAAAATTTAATATCTTCTTCTATAAGTTCTTCAATTGCAGAAACTTTAAGTGGAAGTGTAGCATCAATAAGTAGTTTGAGTTCATCGTTAGCTACATCAATATCTGCAAGTAACGCAAGTATAACATCATTAAGTTCTTCAATTTCTCAATCCATTGTCGATATTGTAAGTGCATCGTTAAGTAGTTCATTATCAGTAATAGCAACGGATATAGAAGTTGCAATTGTTAGTGCATCATTATCATCGTCACAAGCTTTAATATCATCTTCAATTAGTACATCAATTGCAGAGACTTTAAGTGGAAGTGCAGCATCATTAACAACTTTAAGTTCATCGGTATCTGCTTCATTGGCAACGTTGAGTGCAAGTAGTGGATTTATTAGTTATGTAACAAATAGTGTTCAAAACTTAACAGGAATTGAAGTTGCAGATTATAGTTCGGATGTTGCAGTGACATTTGTAAACGGAACATTGAAATTTATTTTTGGAACACCATTAGCACCAACATCGGTAGCAGCATCCACAAGCGGATTTGCAACGGACAGATTTAATAATGTAACGGACACATATTCAGTTAATGGAACTTGGAGTAATCAGGGTTATACATTAGTAAGTGCATCTTTATATGAAGGAGCAACTCTATTAACACAAGTTGGTAGTGGAACATCTTTAACATATAGTACAACAACATCGGGTTCTCACACATATAGATTAGAATATACGGCAAGTTCACCATTAGATGGTACAATATATAAGACATCAACTACAACAACAGGAACAGTATCTAAAACAAATCCCGCAGCACCTACATTGACACCAACTGCAACAATTCAATTAGGAACTACTTCAAATCAAATTGAACAAGGTGCAACGGGTAGTATTTCATTTACATCATCATCGGCAAATCCATCTAATAATTGGAATTTGACAAGTGTGACAACAAATGTGGCATCACCTTATTATGTAACAGGTTCTGCAACCGGTTCTACTTCAATTAGTATAACTGCAACTGCAAACTACGCATCTCCAACAGGTGAAAATGTTCCTGATACCACAACAACATCAACGGCAACTACTACATATACAAAAATTAGAAGTTTAAGATATGGTGCAAGTGCAGCAACATCATTTACTGCAGGAGAATTAGAAAATATTGGTGCATGGGATACTACATTAGGTGGAACGATAGGAACAATTGCAAAAGGAACAACAACGGCAAGTGGACAAAGTGTAACAATAAGTTGGACTGGTGACAAATACCATTATATAGTATTCAATAGTTCTCTATCAAACTTAACAAATATCACAACAGGTGGATTTGGTGTATTTGGTTCGTTTGCAGTAACAACAGTTGGACAATATAAAGTTTACAAAACGAGTCTTTTGCAAGCAGGTGGAGCAGGAAGTAACATAACATATATATTAACATAAATAGAACGATAAGAGATGGCAATTATATTACCTAGTGGGTTTAACATAACGAATAGTGAGCCGGTTGATGCAAGATTTGCATTAGCTAATCAGTCAGCTCGTTATGCTTTATCTGCTGCTAATATTTATAAGGGATTAGTTGTATTTCAACAAGATGACTCTACGATGTTTGTATTAACTGATACCACAAATGTAGGAAATTCAAATGGTTGGACACAAATACAAATAGGTGCAGTAACATCAAATTTACCATCGGGTGTAATATCATCTTCACAACAGGTGATTGACATATTTAACGCAAATTTCACCGCAGGTTCTACAATGGCATCAACAGTAGATACTACATTCGCAACCGATAATGAGTTATTTGTTACATCTTCGAATTTGGATGCAGGAGAGTTTTAATAGTTACATCGGACATTAATAATAAAAAAATATAAAATTAAATCCAAATAAGTAATTTGTTTGTAAGAAAATGAATATTTATATCGGAATACTAACATAAAGTAAAGAGAATAACCCCAAAAAAATATGGCACAAATCATTAAAAACAGACGTGGTTCGTTAGAACGTTTATCGGCAGCAACCTCATCTTTCCAAAAAGGTGAATTAATAATAACCTCAGGTTCGTCAAATTTAACGACTACCAATGGTTCATCTATTTTATTCGCAGCAACCGAAAGTGGTTCAGTACAGGCAGTTAATAGATTCTTATTAGGAACCAACGCACCAAATATATTTAGTTCATCTATCTATAATGGTTTAGTTCAAGGTGTTCCTTACTACGCAAGTGGTAGTTCAACTTTATACTTACTTGGTTCTGACAAAAATGATATACCAGATTTAACGGGTAACATTAGTAACTTTAGTGCATCGGTTGCAACTTCATTTAGTGCAAGTCAAGCTTCTCAAACTGCTTTATCTGCATCGGTTTCATCTGTAACTGGTGAATTTAGTTCTTCGGTAGCAACTTCATTCTCAGCAAGTAATGCAAGTATAACTTCATTATCAGCATCAGTTGCATCGGTAACTGGTGATTTTAGTTCTTCAGTTGCACAAACATTTACAACTCAAAGTGCTAGAATTTCTTCATTAGAATCATTTAGTGGTTCTACTTTAGGTAGATTGACTAATTTAGAAACAACTTCTGCAAGTGTAAATACTTCAGTTGTGGCTTTAAATAATTCATCTGCATCTTTAAATTCATTTACTTCATCATTACTTCAAGCATTAACTGCAAGTGGTGTAAACTTAACTGCAAATGGTAATTTAAGTGTACTAGGTAACTTAACAGTAGCAGGAACAACAACCGCAGTAAACTCTACTACAATTCAATTAGGAGATAACATAATTGAATTAAATGGTACAGGTGTTGCAAATGGTGGTTTATTAGTTAAAGACCCAACTGCACCAAATACGGTAAGTGGTTCATTACTTTGGGATTCTACAAATGACTACTGGAAAGCAGGAGCATTGGGAGCTGAAAGTAAATTATTAAGAGCTGATGGTGATTCAGTAGTAAGTGGTTCATCTCAAATAACATTATCATCAACAACAGGATTTGATACATATAGTGGTTCAGTATCGGCATCATTAGCATCAATTGTTGAAAATGTTGGGTCTGGTGTTGGAGTTTCTATAACAAACTTAAACTCATTTAGTTCTTCTACATTAGGTAGATTGACAAATATTGAATCGACTTCTGCAAGTGTAAACACTTCGGTTGCGGCATTAAATACTTCATCTGCTTCACAACAAACTCAATTAGATACTTTAAGTTCTAAAACAGGTTCATATGCAACTACTGGTTCAAACGTATTTGTTGGAACTCAAACTATAAGTGCTTCATTTAATGTAAGTGGTTCTACTAATTTTAACGGAGCAGTAGCAGTTGATAACTCAAATGTAAATTTAGGTAATAGTTCATCGTTAAATTTAACATCTGGTTCTTCAATCTTTGTTAATGGTGATGGTGTAATTAGTGGTTCTATTGTTGGTATTGGTAACGTAACCGCATTTAGCGCATCAGTAGACGCAAGATTAACTACATTATCAGTTGATAGTGGTTCTCAAGCTTCTAGATTAACAAATTTAGAATCTAAATCTTCAAGTGTTGATACGTCAATTGCAGCTTTAAATTCATATACAAGTTCAAATACATCAACAACCGCATTAAATAACTTTACTGCATCTGCAGAAGGAAGATTGACAAACTTAGAAAATACATCTGCAAGTTTATTGATTGAAACTGCTAATTTAGAATTATTTAGTGGTTCTACTTTAGGAAGATTATCAAATATTGAATTAACTTCTGCAAGTGTAAATACTTCAATAGTAGCATTAAATAGTTCAACTGCTTCTCAACAAATTAGTATTGACGCATTAAATAGTTACACAAGTTCAAATACTTCAACAACTGCTCTAAACGCATTTACGGCATCTGCAATTGGAAGATTGAATAACTTAGAAGAAACTTCTGCAAGTGTAAACATTTCAGTTTCTAATTTAAACTTAACAACTGCAAGTTTAAACACTTCAATAACTAATTTAAATACAGTAAGTAGTTCAAACTTAGGTAGATTATCTAATTTAGAAGTAACAACTGCAAGTTTAAACACTTCAATAACCAATTTAAATACGGTAAGTGCTTCAAATTTAGGTAGATTATCTAACTTAGAATTAACTTCTGCAAGTGTAAATACTTCAATACAATCATCAAACACAACAACTGCAAGTTTAAATAATTCAGTATCAGCTTTAAATACGGTAAGTGCTTCAAATATAGGTAGATTAAATAACTTAGAAACAACTTCTGCAAGTGTAAATACTTCAGTAGCTGCTTTAAATACAACATCTGCATCAGTTTTATCATCATTAAGTGATATTCAAAGTTACACATCATCATTAAGAACTGCATTTACCGCAAGTGGTGTCAATGTAACATTCAATGGTGATACAACAGTTAAAGGTAATTTGTTTGTACAAGGTACTCAAACAGTTGTTGACTCAACCACAATTAACTTAGCAGATAATATATTAGTATTAAACGCAGCTGGAACATCTGATGGTGGTTTGGTTGTAAGAGATGCAACGGGTGGTTCAACAACATCTGGTTCTTTACTTTGGGATGTAACTAATGATTACTGGAAAGCAGGAGCATTAGGAGCTGAAAGTAAATTATTAAGAGCAAATGGAGATTCAATAGTAAGTGGTTCTTCACAAATTACTATATCTTCAACAACTGGATTTGATACATTTAGTGGTTCAATTGTAACTTCATTCTCAGCAAGTAATGCAAGTATTACTTCATTATCAGCGAGTGTAGCAAGTGTAACTGGAGACTTTAGTTCATCAGTAGCAACATCGTTTAGTGCAAGTGCAGCATCTCAATTATCATTGAGTTCTTCATTCGCATCTTCACAAACTGCACAAAATGTTAGATTAGGTTTATTAGAAACATCAACAGGAAGTTTAAATTCGTTTACTTCTTCGATTGATACTACTATTAAAACTAAATTAAATTTAGATACTGTAGTAAGTGGTTCATCACAAATTGATATTACATCAACAACAGGATTTACTACATATAGTAGTTCAGTTGCAACGGCAATAAGTGCATCAACTGCAGCAGCGACTTGGGAAAACCTTAATGGAAAACCAGGTGGAATTGTAAGTGGTTCAGTACAAGTTGACATAACGGCAACTACCGGATTTAGTACATTTAGTAGTTCAATTGAAACAAGAATTTCATTAATAGACGGAGGAACTTATTAATAACAAAAAGAAAGAATAAATAAAAATATATGTCATTACCAAATCAACCAACTTCATCGATTTTATTAAAACGTTCAGGTGTCGCAGGTGCAAAACCAACAACCACATCGTTAAAAGTAGGTGAAATAGCATTAAATACCTATGATGGTAAAGCGTTTTTACACAAATCAGGTTCAACTGATGAGGTAGTAGAGATTGTAGTTACCGGAGCAGGTATAACGGGTTCAATTAATCTTAGTGGAGCAGTAACCGCATCAGCCTTCGCAGGTTATGGTGGAGAATTGACCGGTGTTACCGCATCAATGAGACCTGATGACTTTGATTTCAACTCTGAACCGTTCGCAGGAACAATTGGATACATACAAGGTAGTGGTTCTCTTTATAAAGTAGCAACTACAACAAGTTCAATTGATTTTAGATATAACGATGTAACAATCGCAACTATCACATCTGCACAAGGATTTAGTGGTTCTCTTTACGGAATTGGTGATGTATTAGCATTTAGTGGTTCAGTAGCAACTAGATTATTCAACTTAGAAATATCAGCATCATTCGGTCCAGATGCAGGAGAACTTTAATAGTAAATAAAATTATAATAGAAACCCCTCTTAGTAGGGGTTTTTTATTTTATAGTATATTTATGTTCGTAGTATATACTACATTTTTGTTAGATAACTTTAAAGGATTAGACATATGTCATCAATTGTTCAACTCAAACGCTCTGCGTTATCGGGTAAGGTACCTGGTACAGGTTCACTTAATTTAGGAGAATTAGCATTAAATACTTACGATGGTAAGATATTTTTCAGACGTTCAGGTTCGACAGACACAATCCAAGAAGTAGTAACAACAAATGTAGTAAACACAGGTTCCGTAACTCTTACAGGAACATTGACGGCAGAGTCAATTAGAACGAATTTAACGGCTTCATTTGGTTCTTTGAAGGTAAATGATACACTTACTGTTAATCATGGTGAAACGATAATTAGTGGTTCGGCATTAGTAACATCCGACTTAACTATATTGGGTGCAGTTAACGCAAGACAATTTAACATTTCTATAATTTCATCTTCTACATTATTTGAAAGTGGTTCGTCCAATTTCGGTAATAGTTTAGATGATACACATACATTTACAGGGTCAGTTAATGTAACGGGTTCATTATATTTAAATGGAATAGATTTAAGTCAAGGAAATAATAGTGGAAGTTTTAGTGGTTCTTTTCAAGGTGATGGTAGTGGGTTGAGAGGAGTGGTTAGTGATGAATTACCTAGAAATGGATATGATTATAATATAGATGATATTGCAACAATAAACGACTTCAATGCAACTTCTTCAAAATATTTAATTGACTTTGACATAGATGCAATGATAGGAACTCCTGTTGGACATAAAACCTACATTGCAAATTTTACAGGTTCTACAAAAGTTATTCCAGCTGGAGATTCTGTTAGATTTCATGTTCGTGATGTAGAAGTTGCAAGAATTGACGAAAATGGTTTTAGTGGCAGTATTAATTTTCCTGCAGGAGTAGTTTCAGGTTCCCAACAATTGACATCTTCATATGATACAAGATATGTTTTAAGTGGAAGTATTACTCAAACTACATGGGACAATATTGCATCTAAACCATCGGGTATTATAAGTGGTTCATCTCAATTAACATCATCATACGATAGTAGATATTCATTAAGTGGAAGTGCCACAAGTACATTTATAAGACAAATTGAAACATATACTGCAACTGAAGGACAAACAATTTTCCCAACAACAGCATCGGCCACCATAAACAATGTTGATGTTTATATTAATGGTTTTAAATTATTAACATCGGACTTTAATGTTACCAATTCAAATACTATAACATTGACAACCGGTAGTTCAGTAGGTGAACAAGTTGAAATTAATTTATATAGCGCATTTGCTGGAACATATTTGACAACCACAGATTTAACTTCTTTAAATACAACTACTGCAAGTTTGGCAAGTTCTATAACAAATTTGAACTTATTGACTTCTAGTTTAGCTACAACGGGTTCAAATACATTTAGAGGAACTCAAACAATGAGTGGCTCTATCATACCCGCAATCGACAATACATACGATTTAGGTTCAGTAACTTATCAATGGAGAGACATTTATGTTTCCTCTGGTTCACTTTATATAGATGGAACAAAGGTATTGGGTTCAACCGGAAACGAATTACAAATTACAACCGATGAAGGACAATCAATTAAGATTTTAGAAGCAGGTAGTGATAGTATTATTTTACAATCAGCAGATGGTGATATTCAATTAAAAACATCCGGTGGTGGTAATTTGTTATTTGACCCAACGACTGGTTTAATAGATGTTAGAGGAACTTTACAAATACAAGATGGAAATAAAATAACATCTTCAGGTGGCAATTCAATTCAATTTGGAAATGATTTAGGAATTACAGGTTCTATCAATACAACTGGAAATATCAATGGAATAAATCTTTCAACGTTTAGTTCTTCAATTGTAAGTCAAATATCAACAATCCAAACTAATACGGGTTCATCCAATGCAAGATTAACAAGTATAGAAAATAAAACAGGAAGTTATGCAACAACTGGGTCTAATACATTCTTTGGAACTCAAACATATAGTGGTTCGGTTTACATTGCAAATGATTTAATTGTACAAGGTAGTTCATCGATTCAATACATAAGTGCAAGTTCAGTATCAATTGGAACAAATATAGTTCAATTAAATACGGCAAACCCATCGGTAAGATTTGCAGGTTTGACTATAATAGATAGTGGTTCAATTGGTGGTTCTGGTTCATTCTTATATGATTCGGTACAAGATGAATTTATTTTTGTACATAGAGGAAATGGTACGAACATAACATCATCTCACTTTGTATTGGGTCCTGAAACATATGATAGTTTAGGTAATGAAACTTACTTAACAACGAATAGATTACCAAAAGGAACCGGAAAAGAACATTTAGTTGATTCAAATATTACAGACGATGGAACTACAATTTCATTAGGTTCAAACGTAAACATCACAGGTAGTATCACAATTTCGGGAAATGTTGATGGGGTTGATGTATCGGTATTGAATAGTAACATTAATTCATTCAGTTCTTCTGCATTAACAAGATTGTCTACATTAGAAGTTGAAACGGCTAATTTGGAAACATTTACATCGTCTATTAATACGACCATTAAGACAAGATTAAATGCAGAAACGGTTGTAAGTGGTAGTTCTCAAGTTGATGTAATGTCTACAACAAACATTGCAAGATTGGCAACTACGGGTTCTAATACATTTACCGGTACAATTTCAATTAATAGTGGTACTACGGGATTTTTAACATTAGGAGCAAGTAATTCTTATGGTAGTATATCTAGTGGTGGAAGTGGTGCAACAATTTATTTTAATGGTGCAACACGAGGTGGTAGTACAACTGCGGCATCTAATACAATAGTAGTTGCAACCGATGGTGAATTTTACATAACCAATGGTGCAGCTAATTCTACTAAATTTCTTATTGCAAGTAATGGCAATGCTACACTATCTGGAACATTTACAGAAAACTCATCAATACGATATAAAGAAAATGTTGAAACTATAAAATATGGTTTAGATAAAGTTCTTCAAATGAGAGGTGTTACATATGATAAAAAGGATAATGGTGTAAAAGAAATGGGTGTGATTGCAGAAGAAATTTATGAAGTTTTACCTGAAGTAGTTTTAAAAAGTGAAGAAGGTGAAATAGATTCGGTTTCATATGGTAGAATTACTGCTGTATTAATTGAAGCTATAAAAGATTTAAAGAAAGAAATTGAAGAATTAAAGGCAAATAGATAATGGCAAATCTTATCAATCTCACCATAAACGATACGGGTTATATAGGATTACCATCAGGAACAACAATCCAAAGACCGGTATCACCTGCCACAGGTTATATTAGATTTAATACTACATTTGGTATTATAGAATATTATAATGGTACTTATTGGTTAGACCATACCACAGGCCAACCGGTAGAAGGAACCATTGTAACATCCGGTTTACAACTTCATTTGGATGCTGGAAAATCATTAAGTTATAGAGGTGGAAAAATATGGTATGATATTAGTGGTAAAGGGCATCATGGTATTTTATATAATTCACCAACATATAGCACTACGGATGGTAATGGGAGTATTGCATTTAATGGTTCAACCCAATATATGACATCAAATATAAAAAATACTACATTAGATGGAGACCCAAATTTCACAGTAGATTTTTTTATAAAAAGAACGGCAAGTTTTAGTGCTGGTGCACCATGGGGAATAGGTGGCACAGGACAAGGAAATTCAATTTCAGGTTGGACACCATCTACAAATAGAATACATATAGATGTCTATGATTCTACCAGATTAGATAGTGCAACCGATTATCCATTGAATACATATGTTCATGTAGCTTGGGTAAAATCTGGAGCATCAATCAGTACATCAACAGTAAAATGTTATGTAAATGGCATTGAAACAGCATTAACACTAACACGTGCACAAACAACTGGCCCTCAATATAATACATCCACATCGGGTGTAGGTGTAACTTTGGGAAGAATAGTTTCAAACGCAGATGGGTATTATGCACCAATAACTATGGGTGTATTTAGAATATATAATACAGCATTATCGGCAGCAGATATACTACAAAATTATAACGCACAAAAATACAGATTCGGATTATAATGGCAAGTTTAAAAAATTTAATAATAAATGATACGGGGTACTTAAAGTTACCCACCGGTACTACCGCTGAAAGACCATCTGCATCGAATGGATATTTGAGATATAATAGTACATTGGGTAGACCGGAAGTTTATATTAGTAGTTGGTTAAATCCATATGCTAGAACGGAAAGTTATTTACATTATTACGAAGGTAGAGATGCAAATTTATATACCGCAAATTGGAATAATAGTACAACGTATTCAATGTTGAATTTTGGTGGATTAGGACACGTTACTGCACATGGTTGGTCGACAGGCCCTGCCACATATACATTGACATTAAGTTCTGTTCCAACACATACACAAGTTCGATATTTGGTATTTTGGCATTTAGTAGATTCATTAGATACCGAAACAAGTAATTTATATTTAATGAATTCAGCTGGAACTGAAACTGAATTTTTAAGATTCACAAAAATATATAACGCAGTACCATCAACATCAGTTTTACAGTCTGGTGCTACCGCAACTTGGAGTGGTTCTAAATCATACACATACAGGCCTTGGGGTAATGGTACTTATGGTAATGATGGTTACTATATTTTTGATAGTGGTTATTATGACCACACATCAACTTCATTTACCGCAAGACATGTGATGGGAGCAGACCAAGCTCAAGCGGATGAGGCAATGTATCTTTCACACGTTCAATTATGGATAAGATAATATGGCAAGTTTAAAAAATACAACAATAACAAGTTCTACCGGATATTTGGGGTTACCATCTGGAACAGGAACACAAAGACCAAGTCCAACGACCGGAATGATGAGATACAATTCAAGTCGTACAGAAGTTGAAGTATATGATGGTACTAAATGGATGAGTGCACAAAAAAGAAAAGAAAATTATAGTACATCTGGTTTGGTTTGTTATATAGATGCAGGTGACCCTCAATGTTATAGTGGTAATGGAAGTACTTTAACCGATTTATCAGGAAATTCAAATAATTTAACCTTACCTGGTTCTGGTGTAACATTTAGTACAGTAGGTGGTGGTTCTTTATATTTTGATGGAACTACAAGAGCAAACGTTGCACATCATAGTTCATTAGATTTTACAAGTACACAACAATATACTGCAATAATTTGGGTTAACCCATCTTTAGGCGGTACTACTTGGCATGGATTAATAAGTAAGGGAAATTCACAACAATATGCCGCAACATTAAGAAGTGCGTTTGGATATATTCATTACGAAACAAACTATTCATTGGCAGCAATAGACACGCCCAATAATTCAATAGTAGGGAGTAAGTGGCAACAAGTTGTGATTAGAAGTAATGGTTCATCAAAAGCAACATTTATTGATACAATACGATGTGCATATGTAACCGGAACAGTTAGTTCAACCACTAATACGGAAACATTAAGATTCGGTGAAGGAAATGATGGTGAATTACTTATTGGTTATTTAGGAGCAGTTATGATTTATAACCGAGCATTAAGTGATGAAGAAATTGGAAATATATTTAATGAACAAAGAGGTAGATATGGAGTAGATGCACCATTGGGTTCAGCATTTAATCCAGCAGATTCGGCACAAACAATAAAAACTTTAAATTCAAATGCACCAAATGGTGTATATTATATTAACTTACCAACTGCAGGGCCTACAAAAACATTTTGTATTATGGATAGTGCATTTGATGGTGGTGGTTGGATGCTAGCAATGAAAGCAACTAGAGGAACTACATTTAATTATGCGGCAAGTTATTGGACTAGTAGAAATTTATTAAATCAAACTAACTTAAATCAAGATGATGGAGATGCTAAATATGATGCATTCAATTATTTTGAAGGTACAGATTTAATGGCTAGATGGCCTGATATTGCAACAAGTGGAGGTAGTATTGCCGGAACGGGAACTTGGACATGGATGGAAAAAGGTTTTAATGGTGGTAGAGCTAGTACACGAACAAATTTAGTAGATTTTTTTACTAATGCAGGAACATACGAAAGTGGAGATGGTGGTACTTATGGTGGATATTTTTTAAGAGATGCAAAAACTTTTACTGGTTGGGCAAGTGGAGTATTTTCAAGTCAGGTGGATATTAGATTTTATGGATTTAATTTTAGAAACAATCCATTATATTTTGGTACAACAGATGCTAAAGTTCGTTGGGGATTTGGTTGGAATGAAAACGGAGAAGGATTGTATACATCACCCGCCACTTTGGCAGTAGGGCCATATAGAGGTTCGGATGATGTGAGTGGTGGTATTGGTATGGATAGTAGATACGGAAACTATTCGGCCGGAGACATGATTGGATGTTGTCAAGATACGACCGGTATAAATAGAAGTGCAAGAGTTGAAGTATATATTAGATAGTTAAAGAAAAAAGATATTATTATATTTATAACAAACATAAAGAATTAAATGGCAGCTATATTTCAAATTAGAAGAGGTTCGGGTTCAGTATCTTTAGTAGATGGTGAATTATATGTAAACAAAGGACCTGATTCGGACTATAATAAAAGAATAATATTTATAAACAAAGAATATAATGTCAGTAATAAGAAGAATATTAAATTCAACCAAAGCCTTAGTAAGTAATTCCTTACCAACAACTGGGTCAAATACATTTGTTGGAACACAAACTTATAGTGGGTCAATTATTCCTGCAACAAATAACACATATGATTTAGGTGATGTATCAAAACAATTTAGACACTTATATTTGTCATCAGGTTCTTTATACATTGATGGCCAAAAAGTCTTAGGTTCGACTGGAAATGAATTACAAATTACAACTGACAATGGGCAATCTTTAAAAATATTAGAAGCTGGTAGTGATAATATTATATTACAATCAGCAGATGGAAATATTGAATTAAAGACATCTGGAGGTGGTGATGTAATTTTAGACCCAACTAGTGGTGTCATTGGTGTTAAGGGAACTATGACGATTTATGGTGGTAATAAGATACTTTCATCAGACGGAAATGCAATTCAAATTGGAAATGACTTAGGAATTACAGGTTCTATTACTACAACTGGAAATATTAATGGAGTTAATTTGTCAACATTAAGTTCTTCTTTGGATACCAGAATTGTAACTGAAAAAAATAGAGTAGATGCAATCTTATCAGCAGCTGATGCAGACAAAGATACATTTGTAGAAATAGTTAGTTTAATCAATTCCGTAGATACTTCAAACGATAGTACATTTGCATCTTTTTATACCGCAAGTGTTGGAAGATTAAATAATTTAGAAACTACATCCGGAAGTGTAAATATTTCAGTAAGTAACTTAAACACATTTAGTGGTTCTGCTCTTACACGATTATCAGCATTGGAAGTTGAAACAGCTAATTTAGAATCATTTACATCTTCTATTAATACAACTATTAAGACAAGATTAAATGCAGAAACAGTTGTTAGTGGTTCTTCACAAATAACTTTTAGTGGCATAAGTTCCCTTCCTACATTAGTTAGTGGTAGTTCTCAAATAACATTATCATCAACAACGGGATATGGTTCAGTATTAAATCAAGCAGTTTTAACATCATCAACACCAACATTTACTGGTGTTAAAGGGTCGTCTTATTTTGACGCACAAGCTAATAGTGGATTTAGAATTAGAAACGCAACTGATACAGTTAATGCGGGTGGATTTACAAGAAGAGGATTGTGGGAAGGTAATGCAAATTATGACCCTGCAATGTGGGCCGAAACAGGATATGGTCTTTACTTTTATTCAAATGGTTCTGGAACTGCTCGAGCATCTTTTGATACTTCCGGGCATTTTGTTCCTGGTGCAAATAACACATATAATTTAGGTTCAGCATCATTTCGTTGGGCAAATTTATATACAAACGATTTACATTTAAGTAATGAAGATAAAGTTGGTGGAAATGATGTAGATGGTACAACTGGAAATTGGACAATACAAGAAGGTCAAGAACATCTATATATCATCAATAATAAGACAGGTAAGAAATTTAAGTTTTCATTAGAAGAAATACAATAATATGCCTATTATAATTGGGACAAATACATTAAGTTCGACAGATGTAAACTCATCAGGTGTATTTACAAGAGCAATTGTAGATGAAGGGTTGATTTTATATTACGATGCTGCAAATTTTTATTCATATCCAGGCTCTGGAGCAACTTGGTATAATATGGTTGGTAGTGGGAGTGATTTAGATTTATTAGGAAGTTTAACAACTGCAACGGTTGGAGGTAGAACTGCAATGAATTTTAATGCTGATGGTAAATATGCGTATAAAGCAGGGACATCGGCAACATTTGGAACAAAATCGGCAACATTTGAAGTTTGGATATATCCAGGTGCATCCGAATTAACATCAGGTGATAGAGGTACGGTAATATTGGTAAATGGTGGAAGTGGACAATATATGAGTTGGAACAAAGATAATAGTTACTTGTCAACATATTGGTATTCACATCCAACCGAAGGATACCACGAAACAGTGGGCCCCTCTGCTCGTAGTGCATGGCATCATTGGTGTTCTGCTTGGGATTATCAAAGTGGTAGAGTGTTTCAATATGTAAATGGAGTGAATTCGGGTAACGGAGCTTCACAAGGTGATGCAACTCCTGGACAAAATATAAATATAGGAAGAGAAAGTGTGGGCAGACAATTTAGTGGAGGTATCGCAGTTGTTAGAATTTATAATAGAGCATTATCCGCAGATGAGGTATTTCAAAATTTTACAGCAGAAAAAAGCAGATTTGGTATATAATGGCAATATATTTAGCAGATAAAACATTACAAAGTACAAACTTTAATTCTTCGGGAGAAACTCTAAATAAGTTTCATCTTCCGGATGATACACTATTATTAAATCTAAATGCAACAAATTATAATGGTGGAACGTGGTATGATTCGGCACAGGGAATACCATTTCCAGTTGTTAATACCGCACCACCAAAAACATCTTTAAGTGGTATACCATGTGTAGATTTTAATGATTCAGGATATTTTGAATCTTCTGCACCTAATGCAAATAAAGTTGATATGAGAGGTGCGTATACTTTAATATTAATTTATTATCATGAAGGATTTGCCGCAAGAAGAACAATATTTGAAAAGGCAGGAACATCTTATGCATCATATCAACAGGAGATAGCATGTACAATGGAAACTAGTAATGTGATAAGTTGGTATAGACAATATCCTAATTATGATTATGCGGAATCTAAAGCATATACCACAGGTGCATGGAATATGATTGCAATTAATGGCAATAACGACGCTACTCAGGGATATTATTATAACAATGGTGTGTGGACATATGGATATACCAATAGAGAAACCGGAAATATATTAAGAAGTGGTGCAATAAGAGTAGGTAGTGGATATTCCGGAACAGTACAAGCCGGATATTTGCATGCATGTATGGTATATGGTACGGATTTAAGTACGGATAAAATTAATCAAGTATACAACTATTATTCAAATATTTTTGGATTATTAGGAGTAACATTATATAGATAGTATGCCAATTGATATTCAAAGTAATATAATTAATACAAAAACCTTTGGGATAACTGGAGTTTCAAATAACCCAGTTACATTGGATGGTTCTAGTTCTGCAAAAGCTGCACCATCCGGAAATTGGTTAAGAAATAAATGTGGAATAAACACAAATGGCATGTATTGGTTAAACCCCGGTGGATTGGGTGCAAATCAATTTTATTGTGATTTTACATTTGATACTCAAAGAGTGTGGGTAATGGTTGTAGCAAATAGATTAAATACCGGTGGATTAAGTGGATTAACATACGCATCAGCAACTGGTGCAACTATAAACACATCTGGAACATATAATTCATCTTTGGGATTTAATTTATTAGTTGGATTACCTTATTGGAAGCATTTGGGTGATACAATTTGTCAATATGTTTCAAGTTCAAATGTAAGTATATCAGGAAGTCATACAAAAAGAGCAAGATGGAAATTTAATGGATTTACATCTACATACGCATTCATTTATCCAAGAGATATAACGGTTGATGTTGGAGCGGATAATCCTGGTTGGTATGCATATCACGCGGTAAACAATTTTTCCTTTTCGACATATAATAATGACCAAGATGCACATGGTACAAATTGTTCATCCGTTTATAATAATCAACCTTGGTGGTATGGTGGATGTTGGGATGGAAATTATTTTGCAGGTGGTAGTGGTTATGCAGATGGCCCTTATTGGTCGGGTTCGGGAGGAGATTATCACAATTACGGAGCAGCATTTTTATCATTTACAGATTTATAATATTATGGAAACAAGATTAAAAGAAATGAAACTTAAAATAATTAAGTTAAGTGATACTCAATACAAAAGAATTATAGAAGATTTTGATGGTAACGAAATTTGGAATGGTGGTGAACAATATTATGTTTATGATGGTGTTGTTGTCATGCAAAATGAAAATCTATTAGAATTAATAGAACAAATGAAAGATTTATCATTTTGGAATATTGTAGAAGTAATAAACGAATTGTATCCAACGGAATAAGAAAAAAGATATTATTATATTTATAAGAAACATAATAGAATTAAATGGCAGCTATATTTCAATTAAGAAGGGGTTCGGGTTCAGCACAATTAGTGGATGGTGAATTATATGTACATAAAGGACCAGATTCGTTACAATATGCAGTAGGTACTAGAGAAATTACTTTAGCAAAATTAGATGAACTGAATACGGGTTCATTATATTTAAGCGGAGATATTACTGCATCAAATATGTTTATTAGTGGTAATTTACATATATCTGGAAATTTAATTTTAGGAAATAGTGGTTCTGATACGATTACTGCAACCGGTGAATTTACATCTAATTTAATACCAAACCCAACGGACACTTATAATTTAGGTAGTGATACAAAGAGATGGGGAAGAATGTTTGTAAATAGTGTATCCGCATCTGCATTTACTGGTTCTCTTTTTGGTATGGGTGACCCGACATCATTTAGTACATCGGTAGATACAAGATTGGATTTTTTAGAAGGCCCTTTTAGTACATCGGTTGATAGTAGAATAGATTTATTAGAAACCGCAATGTCTGGTTCAAATCGATTATACGTTTCACCGAGTGGTAGTGATAGTAACGATGGTACTGAACAAAATCCATTTAGAACAATTAAAGCAGCAGTTGAATCATTAGGTTCTGCGGTTTTCACAAATACAAAAAGATATACAATTTTTGTAGGTAGTGGTAATTATACCGAACAAAATCCAATAACACTTCCACCTGGACTTGCAATAGTTGGTGATAATTTGAGGACAGTTAGATTAACTGCAGCAAATCCCAAAAAAGATTATTTTCATTGTCACGATGGAAACTACTTTTATGGTTTAAGATTTTTAAATTTACAAAATCCTTCATTCTGTTTTTCATACCCATGTTCTACCGCAACTGGTTCTATTAGTGCAGGAGGTGTTAGTTCTATTGGAGTAGTACATTCTATGACAGGATATACTGATGGAAATAATCAGGATTTAGGAATTATTATAGAAGGTCCAGATGCAAGTGGAAGTATAGCTACTGCAACTGCAAATGTTGTAGGTGGAGTTATTACACAAATAAATGTGGTAAGTGGTGGTACAAATTATACAACAACGGAAAAACCCCACATATCAATTCCAGCTCCTTTGTCAAAAAGACCAATAATCACCACATCACCATATATTCAAAACTGTTCCTCAATTACAGGTCCGTTTACAACCGATGGTACTTTATTATCTCCTGCACTTGGAGACACAAATTATGCACCATTACCATATAACATAAATGATGTACGAAATGCATCTAATGCAGTAATCGGTTCAGGTGTAATAGATGAGCAAGGAGCAGGTGGTGGTATTAGAATCGATGGTAACTTAGTACATCCATCATCTCCATTAGAATCGTTTGTAGCAGATGCATTTACTCAAGTTAATCAGGGTGGACCAGGTCATTTGGTAATCAACAAAGGATATGCACAATTCGTATCTTGTTTTACTACATTTTGTACCTATGGTTTCAAAGTAGTAAATGGTGGTTTTGCAAATATTTCAAATTCAGTAATTGACTTTGGTACAAAAGGTTTAGTATCTAAAACATATTTTCCTCAAACATATAATACAGGTTCTTCTTTAGAAACATTATCTTCATATGTAACATCCGCAGAAATATTGCAAGATGGTGCTGGATATACTGGTTCAATAGCAAGTGTCACTATATCAGGTGGTGGAGGAACGGGTGCAATAGCAACTGCATCGGTAAATGTATTTGGTTCAATTGATGACATTGTTATAACAAATTCAGGAAGTGGATATACATCCGAACCTAATTTAACAATAGCAACACCTACGGGAGCAAGCCCAATACAGGCAACAGTTGTGGGTGGTAAAGCAAATATTAGTGGAATTCCATCTATAAAATTTCAATTACAAAGTGGAAGTAGAGGTGTGGATGTTTCTTCAAATATGATTTTTAACGGAATTGATTATTTAGTTACAAGTGTAGCAACTGGAAGTAACGGAAATGAAAGATATGTATCAACATACCCATCTCCACCATCGGTAACAACCGGTGATAAAGTATATTTCCACCAATTATCAAACATCTCAACAGGTGGATTGGTAATGGAGTATGTTGGTAGTGGTGTAACTTATAACGCACTTCCAAAATTTGGTGGTGTTCCAAATAGAAATAGAGAAATTACGGAATATGCACCAGGTAGAGTATTTTATTCAACAGTTGACAACATTGGTAATATAAAAATTGGTGATTTCTTTGCAGTAAATCAATTAACAGGAGAAGTAACAATTGATGCAAGGTCATTCAATTTATCAGGCATTAATAACATCGGCCCATTCAAAAGAAATGGTGTAGCAGTTGGTGTTGTTTTACAAGAAGTTAGTAATAATACAACATTATTAGATTCTCAATTTCAATATGGTGAAACTACTGTTCCAACACAATTTGCAGTAAAAGGATATATTGATATTAGAGATGGTAGATTAAATAATTTAGAAACATTTACGGCATCTATTTCTGGAACAAATGCATTTACATCATCTACAACAGGTAGATTAAATAATTTAGAAAGTAAATCAGCAAGTGTTGATATTTCATTAACAGAATTAAATGCATATACATCATCTCTTAAACAGGCAATAACTGTTACTGGTACAGACGCTGCATCAACTACTACAATTAAAGGAAATTTGGTAGTTCAAGGAACACAAACCACATTAGATTCAACTACAATTCAATTGGGTGATAATATTATTGAATTAAATGGTACCGGAGTTACAAATGGTGGATTATTAGTTAAAGACCCAACCAACGCATCAACTATTTCTGGTTCTCTATTATGGGATTCAACTTTAGATTATTGGAAAGGTGGTAAAAAAGATTTAGAATCAAAAATATTATTAGCAGGTGGAGATGGAGTTCTTTCGGGTTCAACTGATTTTTCTGCATTTTCGACATCGGTGGATAGTAGATTATCAAATTTAGAAACTAAATCGGCAAGTGTTGATACTAGTATTACAAATATTAACTCTACAACTGCAAGTTTAAACACTTCGATTTCTAATTTAAACGGAGCAACCGCAAGTTTATATACTTCAGCATCTTTAATGACTGCATCAATCGTATCATTAACATCATCGGTTGTTGCATTACAATCTTTCAGTGGAAATGTTAATAGTAGATTTGATAATTTACAAACATATACAACATCAGTAGATAGTAGATTTACAACTTTGGGAACTTATACAGCAAGTGTTAATCAAACTACCGCGAGTTTAAATTCATTTACAGAATCTACTAATACCAGATTGGGATTATTAGAAACATCAACTGGAAGTTTAAATACATTTAGTAGTTCAACTTTAAGTAGATTGGGATTATTAGAAACATCAACTGGAAGTTTAAATATATTTAGTGCAAGTGTAATATCTTCATTAGAAAAAATATACCAAAGTACATCTTCTTTAAATTTATTTAGTGCAAGTGTGACCGCATCTTTAGTGAGAATAACTGCATCAATTGTTGACCATGAGGAAAGAATTTCTTATGTAGAAGGAATTGGTGGAATTAGTGGTGGAAATCCATTAACACCATTAAATCAATTTTCTGCATCTGCTAAAATTTCAATAACAAATTTAGAAGCAGTAACGGGAAGTTATGAAACAAATGGTAGAGGAATTGTAAGTGGTAGTTCACAGATAGTTCCATTATTACCTACGGGAGTAATTAGTGGTTCTATACAAATATTGGGTGGAAGTGGAATTGTAAGTGGAGCAGCTCAGGTGACCCCATTATTACCTACTGGAGTAATTAGTGGTTCTTCACAAATATTGGGTGGTTCTACAATTCATAGTGGTTCATCCGGTGATTATCAATTTAATTCAATTGGTGTTGGTTCAACAACTACAGCAAGTGGAGTAAATGGTGAAATTAGAGCACAAGGTGATATTACCGCATATTATTCTTCGGATGAAAGATTGAAAGAAAATATTCAACCAATAGTAGATGCGTTATCAAAAGTTGAATCAATTAGTGGTAACACATATGATTGGAAAACAGGATTTGAAACAATACATTCTCATACAGGTAATGACATTGGTGTAATTGCACAAGAAGTTGAAAAAGTATTACCTGAAGTTGTAACTAATAGAGAAACCGGTTATAAAGCAGTTCAATACGAAAAAATTGTACCACTATTAATTGAAGCAATAAAAGAATTATCTGCAAAAGTAAAGGAATTGGAAAAGAAATAGATATTTATAAGGGTATAATAAATTCATTATACTTTAACTAAAAAAAAGAGTAAACTAAAATGGGACTTAAATTTAGACGCGGTAGTACCGCACAACAATCCGGTTCATTAGCATTTGGAGAACCATATGTGAACACCACATTGGGAACATTAGTAGTCGGTGGAGCTACAGGTGATATCATACTATCATCAACAGGTACAGGAAGTACTGGAAACTTTGGAGCTATTTCAGGTTCTGGATTAGATATTACCGGAAATGCAAATATTGCAGGTAACTTAACATTAGGTGGAGCAATCACAATTGGTGATGCAACTGCAGATACTGTAAATGTTGTAGCATCTTTAAGTTCTTCACTTATTCCTCAAACAACAAACGCATTTGATTTAGGTTCTGCAACTAAAATTTGGAAAGATTTATATATCTCAACAGGTTCTATTAAGTTTGTAGCAGGAACTACAGTTGTAAAAGAACTTAGTTTAGCAACATTAACTTCATTAGAAGCTGCAACAGGTTCGTCAAATGTATCAATAACAAATTTAAATACAACAACTGCAAGTTTAAATACTTCGGTTTCTAATTTAAACACAACAACTGCAAGTTTATTGATTGAAACTTCTAATTTAGAATTATTTAGTGGTTCTGCATTAGGTAGATTGAGTAATTTAGAATCATTTACATCTTCTATTGATACAACAATTAAGACAAAATTAAATACAGAAACAGTTGTAAGTGGTTCATCTCAAATTACGGCAGGTTCTACTACAAATTTTGCAACTGATGTAAAAACTCAATTAAACTCAAATACAGTAGTTAGTGGTTCTTCACAAGTAACTTTAAGTTCAACAACTGGATATGGTTCAGTTATTAACCAAAACTTATTAACTACTTCAAATGTACAACACGCTTCATTGGGTATTGGAATGGCAGCAAGTGGAACATCTGGTAGAATTGATGCAGCAAATGATGTTGTAGCATTCTCATCTTCAGATATTCGTTTCAAAGAAAACATTACTCCAATCGAAAATGCATTGGATAAGATTTCTAAGATTAGTGGTAACACATACGATTGGAAAGCTGAAAATAAAGTTGAACATGGATACGAAGGAAATGATGTGGGTGTAATTGCACAAGAAATTGAAGCAGTATTACCTCAATTAGTTCAAACAAGAGAAAGTGGATATAAAGCAGTTAAATACGATAAATTAGTAGCATTATTAATTGAAGGTATCAAAGAACAACAAACACAAATTCATTCTTTAACAATCGAAATCGAAAAGTTAAAAGAATCAAAAGGTTTATAATAAATGTATGATGTATATTACACCACCGCTGGAGGACCCTGGTTCAATAGTGGTGCTGATATATGGGTAACTAATTGGATAAAAGAAGTGGCACCTGATTTAGAAGTCAAGCCACTTCTTCTTTTCCATAGGCACAAACCTACAAATTACGAAGAATTTCCAATCGATATAGACCATATTTGGGAAACATCCGAAGATAAAATTATTGAAATATTAGAAGGTGCAAGACGCATACATATATTGCATGGCCATTATACTCCAACCAGAGCTATTCATCAAAATTTAGAAAAAATTGATTCCATAGTGTTTCATAATCTTACAAAAGTGTCTTTAATGGCACAGATGGGAAAAGATGAATATTTACATTGGTACGGAAATTGGGAATATGAAAACGAATTAATAAACAAAATTAAAAATAAAGTTTGGGTAGGATTATATCATTTTCCATATGAAACGGAAAATTTACATCATATTCCAAATAATTATACATTTACGCAAAACAAAGAACTTTCGGAATCCATTAAAATTGGATACGCAGCAAGAGTTGAAGGTAGAAAAAATGTTGAATATATGGATGGATTGGGTGGATTTATTTCTACTAATTCAGAAACATTCAACAAATATTATAAAAAGAAATATGGATACAAATTTGAAAAAGCAAAAGTTTACAAGTTTGATTACAAATATAAAGAAAGGTTCTACGAACTTGATTGGGGAATATCTCACTCTTGCTTTGAATTTGAACCATTCGGATATGGAATTTTTGAAGCAGTGGATTGGGGGAAACTTCCAATATTACATGAAAAGTGGCATGTTCCACTTGATTATAAATACAAAGCGTTTGACGAGGTATCATTTAAGGAAACCTACAAAACAATTTGTGAAGATGATTATGAAACCCGTAAAGCAGAGTTTGAAAAACTTAAAAAATGGATGAGTGAAAACTTTTCAAACAAAGATGTATGGAAAGACAAACTTTTAGATATTTATAACGGAGAATAATACATAAAAATATGCCAAAGACAAACTTATCATTAGGTAACTTATATAGAGCAACACAAGGTTCGGCAAGAACCACTCAAGCAGTTTCATTAAACGCTATGAATGCATCTGCAGGGACAGCAGCATCTATGATTGGATTTGCAGTTGATTCCATAACAATAAACCAACCAACTTATACATATATTGTAGAAAGTACATCAGAAACGGCAACCTTTTCATTTGGTTCGGCCGGTTCTTTACATGGAACTAGAGTTGGTAGTGTGGCTGCAAATTATTCGGTAACATTTGATAATGCAAATTTTTCAGTAGGTTCTCCGACATTAGGAGCATCTCCATCGTTTCCAATTACACCCGCAGCAATCAACGCATCAAACTATTCCGAAGCACAATCTACATTGTCAATGACATATGTAGACGGATATAATTTAAATGCAACAAATTATAACTCAACGTCTACAAAAGTATTATATGCAGTGGATGTTTATAATACAATCAACCAACCTGATTTTTGTTTACTATTTGGTACACAAATTGAATTGGCAAATGGTACAATGGTAAATGTTGAAGATTTAAATGTAGGAGATGAAATTAAATCTTGGGTACCTGCAGGTTTACCTGATGAAAATTTAGACCCAGAAAGTGACCAAGTTGAATGGAGATTTTATCATTCAGATACTTTAGTAGGTTCTGCACAAAATGTAACAGTTAGTGATTTAACTTTCAATTTTGCACAAGGATATTTTTCATTGAACGATGGTTTAATCAAAGCAACTGAAACTCACCCACTATATGTTTGGGATAATGAGATTGGTAAATATAAATTTAAAAATGTAGGTGATATATTACCTGGAGATAGATTAGTAATGCAAGATGAAACTGAAGTTGAAGTTACTAATATTGAAATTGTAACAGATGATGTTGAAATTGCAACTGTAAATGTAGAAGAAGCCGATGTGTATATTTCAAATGGTTTGATTTCACATAACAAAGGAACAACTACACAACCAGCAATACCTGCAAGTGGATTGAGAATGTATTTAGAACCTGCAAAAACGGCATCATTTGCAGCTGGGACATTACCATCAACGGGTACTCCAATTGTGGATGTATTAGACATGAGTGGATATGGAACGGGTGTTAGACCTGGAGCACAATCTCCTTTATCATTAGCAGGTAGTAACCCATCATACAATAATGGTGCAAGTAGAAAAGAAAGATACTATTCTTTTGATGGTGGTGATTTATTTTATAAAGATATTGCATCAAATATAAATGGTGGCATTTCTCAATTCAATACTAATACTGGTACAATTCATATGTGGATAAGACCTACAACAACATTGGGAACATCTACAAGACATATTTTTGATTACGCTGGATTTTATGGTTTGGCAGTCGAATCAACCGATAGTTCTACTTTAAATAGAGTTAGATTTTATGGTAGTTCATTAGGAAATAGTGCACAATTAACGACTTCATTATCATCAAATGTATGGTATATGATTTCAGCAACATTCCAACCAAGTGGTACAACTACAGTTTATGTAGATGGAACATCAGTTGGAACATTTACAGCATCTGCATTTACTGCACCTGCATCTACTAACTATTTAACAATTGGTAGTAATAGTGCAAGAACATCATTTTGGAACGGCCAAATAGGGCCGGTATTGTTCTATAATGTATTACAAAATTCGACAAAAGTAACAGAAACATATAATTACTTCTCACCAACATATAAATAAAAATTATTGTTTTGACATAAATTTTTATATTTATATTGAGAATTAGTAAATTTAAATTAAAGCATATAAAATGGCAGAAAAATTAGTATCACCGGGTGTTTTCACAAGAGAAAACGACCTTTCATTTTTACAACAAGGTGTGGCTGAAATAGGTGCAGCATTCATAGGCCCTTTCTTAGAAGGACCAGTAGTTCCAACAATCGTAAATTCACAAGCTGAGTTTGCTGAATTATTTGGAGCAGCTGATGGAACATATTACACTCCATTAGCAGTACAAAACTATTTAAGAGAAGCAGGAACTGCAACAATTTGTAGAGTAGCTGGTGTTGGTGGATATACCGAAACCGCTCCTTTATTAGTAAGTGCAGTTAACTTAGGACAAATCGATACATTAGTATCATCATCCACTCTTACAAGCTATACTTCATCAGAAGGAACGAATGCTGGAACGGCATCTATTCAATTTATAGGTGGTACATTTACAACGGCACCAACTGCATATGTAACAATAGTAGCTGGTCAGGTAACAGGAATTACACTTACTCAAAAGGGAAGTGGATTGACGGTTGCACCGACTGCAGTATATGTATCTCAATCGGTAACGGCAACAAATTACCAAGCAACCGGCTCATTTAATATTACATATGATGTATCTGGTTCAACTGCAGCAATTTTATTTAATACATCTGGAAGTAATAATGGTGGATTTACTGGTGAAACAATAACGGATACGGATGGTAATGGTGATTTCACTTTATCAACTTTAGGAGCAGCATCTTTAAAAGCAACTGATGTAAATGATGTTGAATCTGTATTTGGAACTTCTCCATTTGGTACTAAGGACGCATATGTATATGGGTATTTCAAAAATAGTAGTATTAATTTGGATTCACATGCATCTGCTTCTGTAACAGTATTAGGTAATCAAAATTTTGGATTTGATGCACAAGAAGCATTGACTCCAATGATTAAATCACAAACAATTAGTGGTTTAAGAGAAGATTTATTTCAGTTTGAAACATTAGGTGTTGGTAATTCTGCAAATACAAAAGTAAAAATAGGTATTTCAAATATCAAACCAGCAGGTTCAGTAAACGGAACAGATTATGGTACATTCACAATTGTAGTAAGAGATTTTAATGATACCGAAAAGAAAAAAGTTGTATTAGAAACTTATTCAAATGTAAACTTAGACCCTAATTCTCCAAACTTTATTAGTAGAGTAATAGGTGATAGAAAATTATCAATCAATTCTTTGGGCAAAATAACCGAAACTGGTGATTGGGTAAATAATTCTAAGTATGTTAGAGTTGCAAATTTAAATATAAACGCACCGGTACAAGCAGTACCTTTTGGACACTCTGCTTATACTTTACCAGTATCTGCATCAGCGGGTGTTGGGTCATTGATTCCTAGAGTAACATTCGGAACTGGTTCAATAGACCAATCAGGAAGTGTGTATTATGCAGGTATTGATTTAGATTTTAATACGGATAATTCAATTTACTTAAAACCAATCCCAACAGGTGCTGGTGTAGGTTCTAATTCAGTATTTGGATTGGATTCACTTACATCAACCACATCGGCACTTACAAATTTAGTAGTAGGTGATGCAAGAGCACAATTTATAGTAGCATTCCAAGAAGGATTTGATGGTATGAATCCGGCAACTGTATCTAATTTAGGTAGTAATATTACAACTGGTAACTCTCAAGGTTTTGACTTAACAAATTCAACATCGAAAGGTTCTTTGGCGTATATGAAGGCAATTAACGCTTTATCTAACGCTGATGAATTTGATATTAATATGGTAATTGCACCGGGTGTTGTACAGAGATTACACTCTTATATTTCAACTGCAATTATTGATTTATGTGAACAAAGAAGTGATTGTTTCTATATTATGGATGGTACAACTGCAGGTGATTCAATAGGACAAGCAACAACAGCTGCATCCGCAATTGATTCTAACTATGTGGGTACTTATTATCCTTGGATTAAAACAATTGATGTTAACACAAATAAATTAGTAACAGTTCCACCATCAGTATTATTACCTGGAGTATTTGCAGCAAACGATAGAGTAGCAGCAGAATGGTTCGCACCAGCAGGTTTGAATAGAGGTGGTTTAGTAGGAGCGGTTAGTGTATTAAATAGATTAACTCAATCTGAAAAAGATGAATTATATGAAGGTAAAGTAAACCCAATTGTACAATTCCCAGGACAAGGTATTGTAGTATTTGGCCAAAAAACATTACAAGATAAACCATCAGCATTAGATAGAATCAACGTAAGAAGATTGTTATTAAGTGTTAGAAAATATATCGCATCTACTTCAAGATATTTAGTATTTGAACAAAATACTTCTGAAACAAGAAATAGATTTTTAAATATTGTTAACCCTTATTTAGAATCAATCCAACAAAGACAAGGTTTGTACGCATTCCGTGTTGTAATGGACGATTCAAATAATACTCCAGATGTAATTGATAGAAACATTATGAAAGGTGCTATCTACTTACAACCAACTAAGACCGCTGAATTCATTCAAATTGATTTCAACATCTTACCAACTGGAGCAGCATTTAACGGATAATTTAGAAAACAGATATTTATATAAAAGAATTAAAAAATAAAGTAAAATGCCAGAAATATTAGAGTTTGATAAAATGTTCTATAAGAATTTTGAACCAAAATTAGGTAATAGATTCATTATGGAAATAAATGGTATAGAATCGTATATCATCAAAACAGCAGCAAGACCAACTTTCACATCGGAGATAGTTGAATTAGACCACATCAATGTAAAAAGAAAGATTAAAGGTAAATCTAATTGGGATGATGTAAATATTACTCTTTATGACCCAATTGTACCATCAGGTGCACAACAAGTTATGGAGTGGATTAGAACATCACATGAATCATTAACAGGTAGAGATGGATATTCTGCTTTCTATAAGAAAGATGTTACATTCTTCTTATTAGGACCAGTTGGTGATAAAGTAGAACAATGGACTTTGAAAGGAGCATTTATCACTCAAGCTAACTTTGGTGAATTAGATTGGGCATCAAATGACCCAGTTTCAATTGAATTGACATTAGCATATGATTACGCTATTTTAGAATACTAATCTAAATAAAATTATAAAAAGAAAGGGATACCAACAAAGTATCCCTTTTTTATTTTTTTGAAAACATAATATATATAATAAACACAAAAGTTATATTATGGAACAACAAAATGTAGAACAACAAGTTACTAGAGGATTAAGTGGATTTCAACAACAAGGACAAAAGTCATATGCATTTCCAACCGAAGTAATATCTTTACCATCAAAAGGACTATGTTATCCTGAAACATCTCCATTGTCAAAAGGAGAGATTACAATTAAATTAATGACTGCAAGAGAAGAAGATATTTTAACTTCTACAAATTTATTAAGAAAAGGAATTGTATTAGATAAGTTATTAGAATCAATTATAGTAGAATCAAATGTAAATATTGGTGATTTACTAATTGGTGATAAAAACGCAATATTAATTTCTAGTAGAATATTAGCATATGGTCCAGAATATAGTGTAACTATAAATGACCCAAATGAAAATGAATCGGTTGATGTTAAGGTTGATATGTCTAAATTGAAAATAAAAGAAATAGATGAATCATTGTTGAATAGAACAAACGAATATCAATATGTATTACCAAAAACAGGAGTACCTGTTAAATTCAAATTATTAACTCATTTTGACGAACTTGCAATACAAAAGGACATTGATGCTAGTGAAAAGACATTAAAACAATCTAATGAAATTACTACAAGATTACGAAGAGTTTTAATCGAAATTGATGGAAATAGAGATTTAGGATATATTAGTAATTTTGTTATAAATCAATTACAGGCCGCAGACTCTCGTTCTTTGAGAAAATATATTCAAACATTAACACCGGATATTGATTTAACATTTGATTATACCTCACCATTCACCGGAGAGACGGAGGCTCTTAAAGTCCCAATAGGACTTGACTTTTTTTACCCTACCGACTAATTATTCAACGGTATTACACCAACAAATATTTAATCTAATTTATAATTCCAATGGTGGTTTTACTTGGAATGATGTATATTATATGCCTATTAAACTTAGAGAGTTTTATTGGAGAGAATTGTTAAAAACAAAAGACGCAGAAGCCGGTGTTTACGAAAAAGCAATGAATAAAAATACAACTCCAAAGACAGCAAGAAGAAGATAAAAAAGTATATCTAATATTTATTATAGAATAACTTCATTTAATGGCTAAAAATACAAAAAAATACAAACCAGTAACTACTGATAATAGTGACAATTCTTTGGAAAGAAGTATAACTTATTTCAATAAAAATGTCACAAATTTTACTCAGTCAACAAATGACCTTATAAGGAGTATAAACACATTTACCAAATCGGTAGATAGTTTTAAAACAGGTGTAGAAGAACAAAAAAAAGAATCCAAAAAAAATAACAAAGAAAATAAACCAAGTTCAGGTAAAGGCGGTGGAAGCAAGAAAAAAGTATTTACAGAAAACAAAGCTTGGGCAAATAAAACACAAAAGGGATTAGATAAATTTCAAGAACGTGCAAGCAAATTAGGATTAGGTAGATTACAACAATTTACAAATGATGTATTTGGAAAGAATGCAACCAAAAAGATGACCAGAGGAATGGCCAGATTTTCAGGTGCAATTCAATCAAAAGGTGGTGCCGGTGGATTGGGTAAAGGTGGGGTAGGTAGAGCTATGAGTGGATTGGGAAGTGTAGCCGGTGGTGTACTTCGTATGGCAGGGCCTATTGGTGCAATTGCGGGTGTTGCAAAGATGGCATTTGATTTTTGGGATAGTGGAGGACTTGCAAAATTACAAGTTGCAGGTAAAATGCTTAGTGGAAATAAAATGACCGGAATAGATGATTTGAAAGATGTACAAGATTCATTAGAAGGAACTGAACAATTTCGTAAACTAAATGCGGATTTCAATTATAAAGTACCAGTCCAACTTAGACAACAGGCCGCAGATGATATGTTCAATTATCAAAAAGGAATTGAACAAGACCAATTGGGATATGAACAGAGTTTAGTTAAGGATAAATTAGACTATGAACTAGGATTGAGAAAAGACGCATTACAATTCCAATTCCAACAGGCAATGGAAACATTGGATGCAGAAATAGATAAAAGAAAATCAATATCAGCATCTGGAATGTCCTTTATTAGTAAGTACGCATCTGTTTCAGAAAGAGCATTAAGAGCTATTGGTTCTTCAACTAAAGCTATTGTAGAAGGTATTGGTAAATTTCAATCTATATTCGGTGGTAGTGTAAAGGATAGCTTTAAATTAAATGAACAAGCGGCAGGTTTGGCTTATCATTTTGGAGGAAGTGCGGATGATGTAATGAACATGACAAATATGTTCAGATTGATGGGAAAAACATCAGGTGAAATGGCCCAAAATTTAATTGCCGGAATAACTGAATTTGCAAAAATAAACAATTTAGCACCTCAAGCTATATTCAATCAAATCAAAGATGCTGGTGAAGATATATACAAATTTAGTAATGGAACTGCAGAAAACTTTGTAAAACAGGCAAGTTTACTTACTAAGATGAGTGTGTCGATGTCACAAATGATGAAGGCATCGGATTCAATGGTTCTTAATTACAAAGATAGTATTAAAGCCGAAATGAGTTTATCGGCAATGTTAGGTAAAAATGTAAACCTATCCGAAGTAAGAGCTAAATTAATGGCCGGAGACCAAGCAGGTGCAGCATCTGCACTTAAAACATCTTTAGGTGGAGTAGACATAAATGCAATGAACCCATTCCAAAAGCAAGCATTAACGCAGGCTACTGGTATGGATATATCGGCATTGATGGGATTACAACAAGGTAAAGGTGGTGGGTTAACAGGTGAATTAGCTGCTGAAAAAAATAAAGGTAAAGCATTTGCAGAAGGTGCATTACAAGCCGATATAAGTGGTGCAGCTGCAAAATTAGCATTAGAACAAGAACAAAGAGCTAAACTATTGGCATTTGAGCAAAGGCAACGTTTAATCATGTTGCAATTAGAACAAGCACAAAGACTTGATGGAATTTTCTTAGAGCAAAAGTATAGAGCATTGGCCGCGGAGAAAGATTATAATTATGCAAAGGAATCTATGGCAGCTGATTTAATGGCAGAATCCGCATCAAATTTTGTAGTAAACCAAGCCTCAGGAAACGCATCGGCTTTAAATTCACAAGGTTTAAGTGATGCAGCAATAGGAAAATTTACCCAAGCAATATCGGGAGTAGACAATAGTGTAAGCAATTTGATAAGTACCGGCCAAATTAAAGGAACGGATATGAGATTGGTTGAATATCTTACAAAAAAAGATGACATTCTTGCTAATGTTCAAAACAAAACTCCTGAACAAATTCAAGCAGCTATAACAGCTGCATACGATAAAATCTTTGCGGTTGAAAAGGCAAATTTAGAAAAAGCAAAAATTGCAGAACAAAAACAACAAGAAAGGATAGTAAATATTGCAAAGGCCGCTGCAGAATTCAAGAATAGAGGTGATTCCCTTAGAAGTAAAGATTATGGTGATTATAAAACTAAATACAAAGTTACCGACGCTGAAGTTAAAGCGGCAGAAAAACTACTTACTAAAGATTATAGGGGTTACAAAGTAAACACAAGTGTTACAACCGCTACTACATCTAAACCTACTGTACAAGCTGCCAATAATAGTAAACCAGTAGTAGAAACGGTTAAAGCTACCGGTGATAAACAAATAGCAACTACAACAAAGGCAATAGACATTCAAACAAAAGAGTTAACTGAAGCTCAATATAGTATAAAGATACAAAAAGAAATGGTTGCATTGTTAGGAGTTAATGCTCAATTTTTACAACAAATAAGTGATAATACTGTAAACCCAACCGGAGGACGTATTGATATTAAAACGGTAGGTGCAGGTTTATTAAATCAGGCACGTAGAGTTTATGGTGTAGCAAGAACTGCATAATATTTAGAATAAAGATATTTATAACTAAATACCACTATTCATAAATGGCAACAATACGAGATTTATTTAAATCACAACAAAAAGAACTTTACGGAAAGACTGAAAATATCAGAATCGAAAGTAGAGGTTTGATTAATCCCCAAAGAGGAGCTGCATTACTTGCATCATCTCCAGATGCCATTGCAGATTTAATTGGAGGACAAATTGGTGGTGCACTTGGTGGAAGTGCAAATAGACCATCTGATACTATATTCAGAGGAAAGGGTGTTTTTAATAAACCAATATCACTAGGAAGAACACAACAGGGATTAAGAAATGCAATAGAACCAGAAAAGGATTATTTTGTAAAACAATCACCATCACCCGCATCAATTTTAGCAACTTTAAATCAAGGTTCATCCAATTTACAAGGTGTTGCAACCAATCTTGCAATAAATGCCGTAACAAAGGGTGGTTTGAAAAATTTGGCAAACGCATTAAAAAAACCAAAAACTGGTAAAACTATCACATTAAGTGATGGTACAGAATTACCAATATACACCAAAAAAGATAATTTTTCAAAAACCATAGATGTAAATAAACGATGGGATACCGATTCGGTTCAAGATATTGAAAAAATTGAAGCTGATAAGTTAAGTGAGTTTATAAAAACCCATACAGGTAAAAATCAAGTATTGGTTTTGTTTAAAAAATATGGTAAATCAACTACAATACCATTTGAAGGAACTATTGGTGGGTTGAGTGAAGATGTTACACCAGAATGGACTAATTTTAGATATTTGGGTTCACCATTTAAAGTGAATAGGTATTTGGGTGTTGAAAGAAGTTTAAAATTTAATTTAAAATTGTATTACCAAACAAATGGTCAAAAACTAAATTTGGTGAAAAAAATAAACTATTTAAAATCATTGGCATTTCCATATGATGAAATTTCCGAAATGAAATATGGTGGTGAAACTCAAACATCACAATATGCTTTTTCACCAAATTTAGTTTATTTATCAATCGGTGATATGTATAAAAATGTATTTGGATTTATTGAAAATTTGTCGTTTTCAATAGAAGATAATATTACATGGCCATCTAACTTTGATGACCCAATTGATACCTTTATGTATCCATCGGTGGTTGATGTTTCTATTGGTATGAAAATAATAGAAAATCACAAAACGGAAACACAAAATGATATTACCAGATATAAATACGATTTCGATGGTAGAGGAACCGATGAGTCCATATCAGAAACAATTCTCAAATAATTTAATTGAGAACATAAATAAAATTAAATGGCAAATAGATATCAATATAGTCAATCACTACAAACTAAAGGAACTAAAAAAAAATATTTAGGAAGTGTTATTTATCCAAAAATAAAACCATCGGATGATGATTTATACATCATATCCGATACGAGTGATAGATTGGACATACTTGCATCGAAATATTATAATGATAAAACACTATGGTGGATTATAGCAACTGCAAATAATTTAAATGATGCATCGTTATCAATCACACCTGGTACTCAAATGAGAATACCATCAAATTTGTCAATAATATTGAACGATTTTGAAAAAATAAATAAATAATAAGTTATGCCGTTTCCATTTGTAAAACCATTAGAAGGTTGGTTAGTAGATAAACTAAAAGAAAGAGAGTCTGATAGAAATTACATTACCACACTATCACCATTTGCAATAATGTCAAGTGGTGCTATTGTCTTAAAAGGAAAAAAATCAGACGAAATAAAAACTTTATTTGCATCACAACAATATGGAACCGACGCAACGACATATTATGGTTGTGTAATCACCAATACTACCGATGTTGCAAAATTATATCAAACGGGTAAAACCATTGTAGGTTATGATTTAAATGGTAAAGAAATTGTAGTAGAAGGAGAAACTAATAGAAGGGTATCTACTCCAATTATACAAAGTATAGAAATAGATACGGATGGTGGAAATAATACTTTAAAAACTGCACAAGTTAAAGTTAGAGTATTTACTTTGAAACAATTGGAAATGTTCGAATTGTTTTTTCTAAGACCATCTATGAGTGTCGTTTTAGAATATGGTTGGGGAACCGGTGTTAGAAATAAATCAAAAGCAGCTATAATAGGAAAACACTTATTTGCAAAGAAAAATTTTAAAGATTATAAAACGGATTATGTCAATTTATTTACAGAAGATTCTACTAAGGGAAATTATATAAAAGTTCTTAAAGAAACCGAAGGTGAATATGACTTTATGGTTGGTAGAGTAACAAGTTTTAATTATTCTCCCACCGAAGATGGTACATATGATGTAACTATTGAAGTATCTAGTGGAAATGAATTACAATTGTGGCCTGCATTAAAATCTTCAAAAGATTCTACTTTTACATTGAAAAAAAATGAGAAAAAAATAGAAAGTTATAAATCTTTTATTCAAAAAATAGCAGCAGATTTTGGTAGAAGTGATTTTGAATCAAACGTATTTAAAGATGATAAAATATGGAAAAACGAATTTTTTAATTATGGTATAACTAACATAGAACAAAAAAATACCACAGTTTCAAAAACACCATACATTTCAATGAAAGTTATAATTGAAATAATAAATAACTTAAAAACATTAAATACACAAAAAGAAACAATTTCCGTTAATTATGAATATGATGGTAAAAAAATTATCCCTGTAAATTCAAATCCAATGTTGATATCAACGGATGAATCCGTTATATTTCCAGGAAAATTACCAAAGGTAGAATTAACTCCAAAAACAAATATTATTGTATTAAATGCTGACAAAATAGATGCTAAAATAAACGAAAAATCTTTTAATATAGATGATTCTGAAATTTATAATTTTACTAGTTCTACACCAATAACACCTGTAAAGAAAAAAACAATAAAAAGTTTAGTCGATAAAACGGAAATTGAAATAAACTCAAATACAGGAAATTTATTAAATATATTTTTTAGCTATAATAGATTTTCAGAAATATTCAAAAATTCAAATAGTATAACGGATTTGGTTAATTCCGTATTATCAACTATACAAAGTGCTATGTTGGGAATGTGTAATTTGGAACTACAAGCAAAAGAAGATGCACCCGGACAAAAATCATTAGAAATTGTTGATAGAAAGATTTTCCAACCGGCCGTAAAAACAGGAACTGCATCTGAAAAATCAACCATACATAGATTTAAAATAGATGCAAAAGAATCCATAGTTAAAAATTTTACTTTTAATATGGAAATGAGTACATTGATGCAAGCACAGGCATTATATTCAACTCAACTTGCAATTGCAAACGCAAATAAAAAAACAGGTACAGAAGCTTCTAAGGAAATAGATACATTGGTTTCGGCGGACTTATCATATGCAACTAATGCGGATGGATATTTTTCGGTAAACGATATGGAGGTTAGTATAGTAAAAAAAGTAACGGAAAAAGAAACAAAACGAAAAAAAGAAGAAAACGATAAAAAAGAAGAAGAAGCAAAAAAAAGTGAAGCTGCTAAAAAGGCACGTCAAGCGGAATTGGATAAAGAAGAGAAAGATAAAAAAGAAGCAGCTGAAAAAGAACTAAAAAGTTTAAATGAATCTATAAATTCTAAATCGATAAAATTTAGAAATGGAAAAAATGTACAAAATTTAATATATAAAGATAGTGGATTGGTTCAATTATATATGATGCCAAAAACACCAAGTGGGTCATCGGCATTGACATTTTTGGAAATAACATTGGAAATAGATGGATTGGCCGGATTCAGTTGTGGTGAATATTTCCAAATTGATGGTTTACCAGAGATATACAATAAAAATGGGTATTTTCAAATACTAAATGTAAAACAAGGTATTGATGAAAATGGTTGGAAAACAACAATTGAAGCCGCATATTTATTAAAAACAGAATAAAATGTATACAGATTTAATACAAGGTAGAGAATTATATTCATTGGATTTTCCAAAAACCATTGTTCCAACTCCGACTAATATTGACTATGAAAATGGATTCATAGATAGATATTTTACACAAAAAGTAAATGAAAAAAATGGATTTGTATTTGAAATAGATTCGGATGAATACTTTAATTTAATAGAAAACCCATATTGGATTTTAGAAACAATGACATGGAGAATATCTGGTCCAATTAATGCTGTATATTCTATGAATGGAATGATAACTGATATTGGTGTTATATCTTCAAATGCTGCATCCATTTCAATAACTTCTAATAAAATTAAAAACATAGGTTTATATTTACCTAACCTATTACAATTTCATAAATAACTTTGTAAATTAAAATATTTTTCGTATATTAGAGTTCTATGAACCTAATTGAAGATAAACAATCACTACAATCATTTTTAGGAGGTAATGTAAATATTGACCTTATAATTCCTGTATGGAGTTCTCATAGAGCACATCCATTGGGAAGTCGTTTGTCTTTCTTATATTATAGACAAAATGATGGAAGTGATGGTATAATTAATTTCAATCACATAGATGCAAAGAAGTTAGACAAATTCGACATATCAAAAATAGTTCATGTTAATACATTGGTTTTAGACAATAGGTATTTAAACACCATAGGATTGGATTATGAGTGGGTATACTTTGAAGAGAATGGGAAACCATTTATCTTTAATGAGGTCGTAGAATCGGTTTATAGAGGGTATAGAAACGACTTTAAAGAGTTGAATGATTGTGTACCTCTAATGAAGTGGTATGAAGTCTTAAAGTTAATCCCAAATATCAGTACAAGAAATGAATGGAATAGAAAATATACATCAGCAATCAACACATTGGGAAGGTTGGAAGGGGCTGGGGTAAAAGTCGTTAGAGAAAAATTTATTGATAGTTTTAACTTCAACGAGCAATACATCCGAAAAAACGATATCGTCTATACACAATACAATCC